ACACACTAGAACACATAGAATTTTGCCAAGCAAATCCAGTGTTTAATGGTGTTGAGTATACCATGGTGCGAAATCCACGTATTACCCTTGCCAAGGATTCTATGTCGGTCGAGCAGCTTAGTAATAATCGATTGCTCGCTTGGTTTGATGCTATTGGTCAGTGCGGTGCTGCACTTTCCAGTGGTGTGCCCGTAACCCAAAGCTACTTCCAGTCTTATGTTAGGTGTGGTAAACCGTTAGGTAAGTTTACCAATCGCAGCATCTTTCGTACTGGTATGTGGCATCTGTCTAGGAAGATGAGGGCAGAGGTTAGGGACATCACACCTGAGGCCAGATATTCATTTTGGCTTGCTTTCAACATCTTACCAGCTGAACAAGTTCTGCTCGAACAGTACTACGACGACGTTGAATTGAATGCCACCTTGTTATCACCAGATGATGAAATATTGAGAACCTGTCAACCTTACTATTTCTTCTGAGAACATGAACACGCAACTTGCATTAAATGCACTATCATTCATTCCCCCGCGATACCGCCCCCACTTGTCCACTGTGCATACAGCTGCGCAGGCTGTTAAGTACATTGCTGGAACTCCTTGGTTTCAGGCAAAGAGTGCAGCAGCAAAGCGAAGCATCTCCAACTCCGTCTCAAGTAGATTTTCTTCGGGAAATACTATGAGCGTGAGGAATGCACCGTCGGCTATCAACTACCAATCGAATGCTCGTTCCTTCAGAATGCATCCAGGTGCACATGAGGGAGAAATCGTCATCCGACATCGTGAGTATATCACTGATGTGAATGGCGTAACAACCTTTGGAACCACAGGTATTAGTATCAACCCTGGATTGGCTACGGCTTTTCCTTGGCTGAGTCACTTAGCTCCGTCCTTTGAGAAATATCAAGTTGATGAGCTTAAAGTGGAATTTATCCCTATGAAGGGAACCAACACTGTGGGCAGGGTTGCGATGGCTATTGATTATGATGCCTTGGATTCACTCCCTTCCTTCAAGAATGAGCTTTATGCTTTTTCTGGGGCTAGGGATGGCCAGGTATGGGACAAGCTTAACATCACAGGGAAAAGATGTGCTCCCAAGTACACTCGCGTAGGCACTGTCAGTGGCAGTGACCTTAAAACATATGACTATGGACGGTTGATCATAGGAGTTGCGGGCACCGCCGACACTTCGGTGATTGGTGAGGTCTTTGTGGAGTACGTTATTCGTCTCCAAATTCCGCAACCAGCTAATTGTCCAAGTATCCAGCTCGAAAGTTCCGGCCACACTGCGGTGGGCACCTGGTTCAATAATTTGACTCAAGTAGGAGGGACTGCTGGGGTGATGCCATTTACCTATGGTACTGGCACATCTGGACTTAGGATTGATGTACCTGGGTTGTACATACTATCGATCAAGCTAACCGACACCACAACAAATCCTGGGACTCTTAGTTCCAGTGGTAGCACGGCCACCATTCTCTCGCAGAATGGTACTGCCGGAACGCTATCCACTACTGATGTTTGGATTGTCAGTTGTAGCGCACCGGGTCAATATGTTTATTGCCAAAGTGCTGGGACACCTTCTCTCGGCGGGACACGAATTTATGCTGCGCGATTTAATTAATGCTAGTGTATGCATAATAAATTAATAATAATAAAAATCTGTGTATTAGTCTACGAACAGGAAGGGGACCTGTATAAAATAACGCACGCCTGACTAGCGACGGTGAAAACCCGAGTAGACCTTCATTTTTGCATATAGTAGCTCATGTAGTGGTTACCCTATCCTTCACTCAAATATCCTTCGGGAGGCG